TGTGTGTAATACACTGTGCTGGTACCACTGCGATAAGACGCAGGTTCGACATCACCCGTGAACTTGACTCGGAGACCGTTGGTGAATTGCACGCCGTTGGGGCTGGTGTAAGATGGCGCACCTATGATTTCATCCACAAATATCGTGGTGTTTTCTGCTGGATCCAACAATCTGATACGTCCACGCAGATCTGGATTGACTGCATCTTGATAATATAAGGTGTCTTGCACAGCAGTCAGCAGTGGTATCTGCTCAAATCTGCCTTGATTGTTTTTGAACCAGTTTGTGTTGCTGTAAACATCGCCATATTGCACTGTGAACTTTTCCAAATTGGCAATGTTGGCTACCAAACTCAGCTCAATGTACAATGTGCCGGCCACATCAACATAGCTGATTTGCCACACTTGGAACCGTTGATTTACTGGTATTTCTGTTGTGAGAGAATAGGGCAGACTGTCAAATGATCCAGGCAGGCTGTTGTTGGCTGGATCCTGCACTAAGGGGTCAAAAAAGCTGGTGCGTTCCCAACCAGCATTGATATATTGTGATGGCGGCACAAAAACCAGAGTGCGACCTTCAAGATTGGTGATGCCGTCGATGCCGCCCTGCAGCAAAAAGTCAGTGACTGGTTGATTGTTGATCTGATCAAACTGCAAATCAGTGATCAAATCAACTGTGCCAAAGTTTGTCAGATTGTAATAAAAACTCTGCGCTGTTTTAAGTGGCACGTTGAAAGTGATTACACCAAGATCTTCGCCATTGTTGGTGACACCATACACATCTCGGCTGCTGATGTTGGGGGTTGTGGGCAACAGGCCAGACACACCGGGCGCAGCCTGGATCCAAAATCCTGGACCAGTGCCCGGGGTACCATCCACAATGTTCAAGACCCCTTGCATGTCTATTTGATTTTCTGCAATGTAATACAGGGTATTGGGAGCATCCTGGGGAACCACAAATGTCACCAATCCAGTGGCGCTGCCATTGCGAGACACACCATCGTTGTAGGCCTGACCAGTGCCGGTCACAGGCGCTGATTTGATCCAGAATGGATAGGTCCCAGTCAAGGCCAAATTGAAAACATAGGTGTTGCCTCGTACCAAGGTCAGCGCAGGATTGCTGGCATTTTCTATGATGTAGTTGCTGCCGCCATTGTTGCGCACTCGATAGTTTACAGTTTGCTTTTGATTTTGTGCAACTTGGAATGTGTAACTGCCGCCGCGTATGAGATCAATCGTGGGGTTTTCGCCAATGACACCAGAGAATGAGTAGTTGCTGGCATTGCGTGTGACCACAAAATCCTGTGTGGCTCCAATGCCAGTGGCGGCCACCGACACAGTTTGCGGTCCTTCAGGAACCCAAAAGTACTGACTGAAGTTTACAAACGCATCAAAGTCTACAAACGGATCCCAGGTGTAGTATTGGCTTTCGTAAAGTCTGTCGGGTCTGGTGTTGTCGCCGCCTTGAAAGCCAATGGCATCGTTCAAGCCAGGGTAAGTTATTGCATCACGCACACGGTCAGTGTCAGGTTCTAAACTGACTACGCTGGGCTCAAGTTGATAGTTGGCTCTGGCGGCTGTGGGTTCAACCACGTATCGGTCATTGGGGTTGACACCAGGCCCCACTGTGCGGCCAATAAAACCTTGGGTTTTCTTGAACTGTGGTTCTTGGATCAGCTGATCCAGAGTAGCTGCCAAGAACTGCTTGTTGGCATCGGTCTGAAAAATTTCAGGGAGAAAATCTACACTGCGTACAGCCATCAAATCACTCCACTGCCCGGTGCAGTACGTAGATTGGTACTGGTCAAGGCATCAATTACATCTATGTTGTCAATGGTAGCTCCATTGGCAAAAATCTCATTGGGTGCCGAGCGAATTTCGTACAGGTCACCAAAATACTTTTGAGGATCCAGTGGCACCAACACCACTGAACTGATTATGGTGCCCAGTGTGCGATGCAAGTAGGCTGCCAATTCACTGAAGTAAAAAGTATCACCAAAATTCCATTTGTCAATGCTGAAATAGTCATTCATGGCTGCTACCACAGCAGTTTTGATCTCGCTGGTGCTGGCAGTGCTGTTGCTGGCGCGAATAACTTTGATAGTGGCTCGCAAGGTGGCTTCGGCCTTGGCACCAAACAGTGGTTTGAAAGTTACACTATTCAACACAATGTTATCGCTCAACATCTTGTAGTCATTGAGTCCTTGATACAGTGTGTTGAGTTCATCTATGGTGGGCTGATCGGGTTCAATCACGGTGCCTGTGGTATCGCGCAACCAATTTTGATAGGCTGTGTAATAAGACAGTGTGACCACGTAGATGTCAATGATGTTGGTGGTGCCAGGATCAATGCGACTGGTCAAAGGCGAATTGTGTCGGTACTGAAAGTATAGATCTTGGCGACCAGTGTATGCGATCCATTCGTCGCTGACATCAACCAAGGTACGCACACCAGTGGTGCCAATGCTCAACAGCCAGAATGTCTCATCATCATAGGCATAGAATATCTGTCCTGGACTCCATTCCAACTTGACCAACTCAATGTCGTCGTAGGTAGCATAGTCACTGTTGACGCGACCGCTCTCTACCAACAGGTATCTTTGCAAATTGTCAAAGTCCACGGTTTTTTCTAGAAACACCAGCTTTTGATTGCTGTTGACCGAGGGAGCCACAATCTCATCAAAAAAGTCAGGGTTGTCTGGCACACCATCATTGTCACTGTCACGGAAACTGACCAAAACTTGAAAGTCATCAACATAGCCATCACTTTCCACAGGTTGCCCTGTGATGGTCATGTAAATGTCCCCTGGCAGTGATTCTGTACTGTCGGGCTGAGTGTTAACGGCCAAACAGTTGATAAAATCTTTGACCACAGTGCCGGTACGACTGTCATAGATCTGTTGACCATCATAGAAAAAGAATCTGGTTTGCAGCACTGAACCAAAGTAGTAGCCTAGCCCACGGAACGTAATGGTGTAGTTTTGATTCTGTGTGACAAATTGCACCAGCCAACTGGCATCTTGATTGGTGCCTGTGGTAGATCCTGCATTGGCCAAGCTGAACGTGGCATCTTGATCTAGATTGGTGCTGGTTATGATGTACCAGGTATAAGCAGTGCCAGTGATGTCACCGTTGTTGTCATAACCAATACCAAAGTTGCGATTCAGCACAATCTGTTCGGCCATGGCCTGCTCTAGCGACAGCGGCAGATCGGTCACAAACAGTGGTATCACAGCATCCAGCAGCGCACCAGTGGGCACAAAATTGTTCAATGTGATTGGGCCAGCGCCCGAAGACAGGTTGCCCAGGCCATTGTTGCTTCCATCCCCTTGCACAGCCTGTGGGGCTGCCCAGATTTCCAAATTTTCATCAGCACGGGTTGGCGAACCCACTTGCAAGCGATTGTTGCGATCAAAATAGTAGCCAGCTGGTGGAACAAATTTAATCAAACTGCCCACAACAGCGTAACGCAGAGCCGACAGCGTGGTCACACCCACTGGCAGCGGTGTGCCAGTGGCTGATTCAAAATAACCTGTGGTTTCATTGGCCAGCGTGGTACTTTGATTCCATGTGGCGCCAGTGGGCCATGTGATGCCTGTGGGCAATGTGGCCGCAGTCACACGCGGAAAATTGGCATAGTAAAACTGCCGCATGACGCTTTCGGCCAACTGAGGCTGCACTTGATTGGTTATGACGTCGGCAATTTCATTGCGGTTGGTCCAGCTAAACAGTATGGTGGGCAACAGGTTCTGTTCCCACAAGCCGCCATCACTGCCAAAAGTGTTGGTGCTGCTGTACTTGCCAGTGTTGTCTACCAAGTCAAGATAGCGACTGGTGCCAATGCTGCTGCGGTTGAGAGCTTTGCTTTTGACAATGCTGTTGTATTGGGTATAGGGAAACAGATTGTAGTCTTCACCGTTGACCATGCGGTTCTGGGTGTAGTATCTGGCCGGCGCACGTTGTTTGATAGCATCAATAGTTTCACGAGCCTGACTGTTGCTCACAGGCTGAGTGATGCCGCAGGTAAATGTCACTGTTTCTAGATTGCCACTGCGACTGATATAGCTGATGGGGATGGTCACAGACTGCATCTCTTCAGGATTGATGATGTACTGCAACCCATTGCTGGCACGCACATAGCAACGGAACTGACCCACCGGCACTTCACTGAATACACCATCGCCAAATACCAAAGTGATTTGGTCATTGGTGCGAGATGTCACAGTGTAAATGGGTCTGAGATCAGTGCCCAGCTGTTCGGCAGCCGCACTGTAAATGTTTTCTACGTATTCCCACTCTTGACGGATGTTGCCCAGGTTGTCCAGCTGATACAACCAACGGTCTTCGTTGTTGACACCTTCCACATTGATGTTGACTGTGCGGTTGGTCAGGCGTTCGGCCAAGTTGAAATCTTGATTTTGCAACACGCCTTGCTTGAACATAAAGAAGTAGCCAGTGTTGGCTGACTGAAATCCCAGTTGGTCGTTGCGGAACAGGATGTTGAACGGCTGGTTGGGCTGCGGTGAAGGTTCGTACAGATAATCCTGGCCCACACTGGTCGAGCTCATGGCTTCAAATGGCATGGATATGCCATCCACAGTGGCTGTGTAAGGCACCACAGGCAAAAAGCCTGGTACCAAATTAATGGCATATTCGTCGGTACGCACGCCCAGCAGAGTTTGACGATTGCCCGGGCGACCCACTCGTTGTGAATCCACCAGCGCAGCATTGATGATGGCAGTGAATTGTTCTTGCCAGTCTGGATTGGTGGGGTCAGCCCAGTTCACAGTGACATTGCTGAGATTCACGCCCTGGTAATCCACCACATTTTCTGTGGTTGTGACATTGAAAACTTTGAGCAGGCCCTGGGCCGCTGTGTTGCGTTTGGCTGTGTAGCTCACAAGATTGGCCAAGCGTACCACTGAATCTCGGCGTTCGGCAGTGTCTAGATAGTTTTCGCGAGTGTTGAGGTCAGTTCTAAAAGACAGAGCCTGGCCCATGAATGCAATGAGATCCGACATCGCAATGTATTCTGAACTTTCAATGTAGTCGTTGAAAGTTTCAGGGTAATACAAACGTAGATAATCTACAAAACTCTTGCGCAGGGTTTCAAAATCATAGCTTTGAAAATCTGCTTCGCGATAGGTTTGATAGATCTGTTTCCAGTCTTCAACACCAAAAATTGCTGTTTGTCTTGTTGTGGTTGCCATGCCTATGAGCCTCTGTGTTTATTTATCGGCAGCAAAAACGGCGTGGTTATACGTAGCTGGCTTGAGTTGAATTGATGTCAAAGAAAATTTGCAGTCGCTCGGCATTGGTACTGGGCACAGCCGTGAGTTCGACTTCTAGCAAAATGCCATTTTCCTGAGGAGAGGCCTGCACACTGTTGATGTAAATTCTGGGATCACCAGCAGCCACTCTGCGCACTTCATTGGTGATTTGAGTTTGCACAGCTTCCAGCTGCGGTTCAAACAGGAAGGTCCACAACACAGTGCCATAGTCAGGACGTCCGGGCAAGGCCCCTTGCTGAATGTTGAAAGCATTCAACAGGTCACGCTTGATCAGTTCAAAATCAGTGAGAGTGAATTTCTTGAACTGCTGTTGGGTGTTAAAACCAATGAATCTAGTGGGCATGTCAATATTTATAGTGATCAAGTGGTGTCACTGTAGCCAGCAATCTTGAACTGCAATGCGGCCACTTGTTCTTTGAGGCTGCGGCTGATGTTTTGAAAAGTGGCCAAACCTGCATTCAAA